CACGTACATCGTCCACCAGTCCGGGAGCGCGCTGAAGTTCAACGGCGACGGGACGATCACCGTCACCGCGACATCGAGCATCACCTATACGGCGACGCAACACCATTTCGTCGGCGCTGTGCAGATGGATAACACGCTGCTCGTGAAGCAGACGATGACCGGGCAAGGCGGCATGGCGGTATCGGGCGACAACGGCAGCGGCAACGCCTCGACGATCACCGGCAATTTCAACACGACCGGCACGATCACCAACAACGGCAAGAACATCGGCAGCACGCACCAGCACTCGAACGGCAACGGCGGCGCCAACACCGGAGCACCGATTTGAGCGACATCTATCACTTTTGGGGCAATGATCTAACTGCCTCTGCCTCGGGCGATCTATTGCTCGCGGATAGCGGCGACACGACGCAACAGCAGATTCTTCGCGCGCTGCTCACCAATCCCGCACTCTCCGACCGCGCAGGGAACCCGCTCGCAACCGCCGATTACTCGGATCATCCCGACTTCGGCGCGGGCCTGCCGCGGCGCGTCGGCTCAACGCTCAATGTCGCGGAGCTGCGCGCGCTCGTTCGAAGCGTTGTCGTTTCCTTTCCGAGCGTCGCACGCACGCCCTCGCCGAAAATCGATGTGACGCCGTTCAACGACGGCGCAACGATCGACATCCAATACGCCGACCTCATCACCGGCACGACCGAAACCCTCTCCTTCGACATTAACCGATGAGCGTCAATACCCAATCCTTCACGCAACTCTTAACCGGGTTTGCGACGACGGTGCAGGGCGCGGCATCCTCTCTCGTGAACTTCGTCATTGGCTCGGTTCTGCGCGCCATTGGCGAGGGTACGGCATGGGTCGCGCTCTGGCTCCAAGGTCTCATTCTCAACGCCATCGCACTCACGCGCGCATCGACGTCGAATGGCGCGGACCTCGATACCTGGCTCGCGCAATTCGGATTCTCGCGGCTCGCGCCGACAGCGGCAAGCGGTCAGGTCACATTCTCGCGCTTCACGACGACACAGCAAGCGCTGATTCCGGTCGGCTCGATCGTTCAGACGAGCGACGGCACGCAGCAATATCAAGTCGTCGCAGACACCACGAACGCGGCATATAGCGCGACGCTCGGCGGCTTCGTCATTGCGGCCGGTCAAGCGTCGGTCACATGCTCCGTCGTCAGCATCACGCCCGGATCGAACTCGCTGAGCCTGCCTGATTCGTCGGGCAACGTCAGCGCGAACACGATCACCGCGCTCTATCAGTCGATTCCATTCGTCGACACGGTAACGAACGCGCTGCCATTCACGAACGGCGTCGACGCGGAAACGGAAGCTGCCGCACGCGTGCGCTTCGTCGGGTATCTCGCATCTCTCGCGCGCGCGACGAAGGCGGCAATTGGCGCGGCGATCACGGCGCTCGGCGCGAACTATACGTACACGATCATCGAGAACCAGACGCTTGCCGGTGCAACGCAGATGGGATATTTCGCCGTTGTCGTCGATGACGGAACCGGTGCGCCGAGTTCGTCGATTCTGTCGGCCGTATATAACGCGGTCGACGCGGTGCGCCCCTTTACATCGACGTTCGGTGTGTTCGCGCCCACGGTCGTCAATGCAACCGTTGTCATGACGCTGCAAACGACGTCGGTCGGCGTCGCGCACTCGACAACGTGCGGCCTCGTTCAAACGGCGCTCGCCTCCTACATCAACACGCTGCCGCTCGGCGCAAAGCTGTCGTATTTCAAACTCGGGCAGATCGCGATCGACGCATCGAGTGACGTTCTGAGCGTGCTCACGCTGACGATCAACGGCGGAACGTCCGACCTCACGGTGACGAGTCAGCAAGTAATCAAAGCGGCTTCTGTGAGTGTTTCGTGATGACGGGCGATCAATCGGATTTCTTCGCCCGCATCAAAGCGCGCATGCCGAGCGGATGGTTCGGCTCCGACTCGCCAATCCTCGATGCGCTGATCGGCGGCATCGCCTCGGCGTTCGTGACGGTCTACGCGGCGTATCAATATTTGCTCGCGCAAACCCGGCTCCAAACCTCGACCGATGGCTGGCTCGATCTTGCGGCGGCGGATTACTTCGGCGAAAGCGGCTTGCCGCGGTTGCAAAGCGAGACGGACGCAGCGTATCGAACGCGCATCAAAATCAACATCATCCGAGAGCGCGGCACGCGCGCGGCGCTGGTGAAGATTCTGACGGACCTCACCGGGCGCGCGCCGGTCATCGTTGAGCCTGCTCGGCCGCAGGATACCGGCGCGTATGGTGGGCTTGAAAGCGTGACGCTTGTCGGCTCGCCCATGATCTACCGCAATGATTGGCAGGGCAATCAACTTCTATATGCGACGTCTCGAACGAATGTCGCCTTGCAGTCGAGCGCTTTCGATAATTCGTCGTGGTCTAAGCTGAATGCGACGGTGACGGCAAACGTCGCCTCTAACCCTGATGGCACGACGACGGCAGACCGGCTCATCGACAACGCCACGAATGGAGAGCATCGTGTTACGCAAACATGGACCGATGATCTTACGCAGAACTGGTCGTTGAGCGCGGATGTCCAGAGCGGGACCGGAAGCCTCGGTATGCTGCTTGCAATTTACGACACATCGAACTTCAATAACTTCGTTCGCGCGCAATTCGTGAACAACGGCGGTGTATTTAGCCTCGCTTCGGTTGCGGCTGGCGGGTTGGGGGCAAACGCAACGGCGCAATGCGTGCTCGCTCCCGATGGCTTGAACTATCGCCTAAGCGTTTCGGGTTCGCCAAACTCGACGTTACCATCCGGCACGATGCGCGCGAACATAAATCTCTTCGCCGCGGGCGCCAGCGCCACGGGGATTTACGTTGGAAGCGGCAACTACAACTCTCTTTCGAACGCTCAGATCGAAAGAAGCGGCGTGCCGACCGGTCGCATCTCAACGACGACGGCACCGGTTTCGGTTACGGATTACGCGTTGACCGGCAGCACGCCCACGTTCGCGTTTCCGCCTGTGTCTGGTGCCCTTCTCACATGGAGCGGAGTCTACACGTCGCAGACCATTACGACACCGACCGCAGTATCGGGGCAATGGTTCGGCACTGGCGACGGCGTTTCGACTGCGTTCGCCATTACGCGCCGCTACGCATGCGCGCTTGGTTACGGTCTAGCGGGTGCATACGGCTCGCTGCTGCACAACTATCAAGCATTCGTCACCGCATATCGCCCCTCTGGCTCTGGCATTCCCTATGTGCAGGGCTACGGAACAAGCCCGGGCGGATATGCAACGCCATCTCGCGCCGCTTACGCAAACATCGGGCAAATGACGGCCGGCGTCACCGACGCCGCCATCTACGCCGCAATCGCGTCAGTTCTCCCCGTCGCGACGATTGCATGGGTCGCGATCAGTAACTAATCCACTGTCGATATGCAGCACCAGGCCCGCCTCGCGCGGGCTTTTTCTTTTGGAGATTCACTTTGGATCGCGTTCAAGTATTCGCAGGTCAGATTCCCCTTGAAACCGACTTGCTCAACGCGCAGAAAAACGCTCTCTTCGCGCTCGGGCAGTTTGCGCAAGACGTTCTCGGCACGAGCACAGTATTCAGCGGCCTCGCATGCGTTCCGAACACGCCCGCGGCGATGAATGTCATCGTGCAGCCGGGCGCGGTGTATTCGCAAGCGGCGCTCGACGCGACCGCGTATTCCTCGCTTCCCGCCGACTCGTTCGTCACGCAGAAGCAAGGCATTCTCAAGACCGCGCAGACGTTCGCCACGCCCGCCCCTGTCACGTCCGGGCAGTCGATCGTATACCTGATTTCCGGCGCGTTCCTTGAAGCCGACACGAACGCCGTCGTACTGCCGTATTACAACGCATCGAACCCGGCGCAGGCGTACAGCGGGCCGAACAATACCGGCGTCTCACAGAACACGACGCGACAGGATACGGTTCAACTGACGCTCACGACGGGCGTGCCGGCGACGACTGGCTCGCAGCTCACGCCCGCAACGCCTGCCGGTCAGATCGCGCTCTACACGATCACCGTCGCATTCGGCGCGTCGACCGTTGTCGCGGGCAACATCGCCAAGGTGGCGGGCGCGCCGTTCCTGACGAGTTCGCTGCTTGCGCAGATTCAGGCGCCGATTCCTGGCCGACTGCTTCGCACGCTCGTTTATACGAACGTCAGCGGCACGCAAAACGTCTCGATCGATGGCGGAACGCCGACCACTAGCGGCGCGTCTACGTATGTACCGTCCGCGTCGATGTCGTTCGCCATCGCCAAGGTTCTCGGCGGTGGTGGCGGCGGCGGCGGTACGGCAACCACATCAACCGGCCAGGCGGCGCTCGGTAGCGGCGGCGCCTCGGGTTCTTTCGGCGTAAGCAAACTCACGGCCGCAACCGTCGGCGCGTCGCAAGCCGTCACGGTCGGCGCGGCCGGCGCATTCGGCGGTGCTAACGGTAACGGCGGTAACGGCGGCGCTTCGTCGCTTGGCTCTCTGATCACCGCTCCGGGCGGCAATGGCGGTGTTGTCGGGTCGGCAACGGCCCCGCCGTTCCTGCAAGTATCTGGCTTGCCTGGCGCGGCGGCGACTGGAGGCAACATCTTCAACACGGCCGGCAATCCCGGAACGATGGGTATGGCGGTCGGCACGCTCACGCAATCTGGCGGCGGCGGTTACTCTCCGCTTACTGGTGGCGGCGGCGGCAAGCCGGTCGCGGCAAACACGATTGGTCAGAGCGCGACTTCATATGGCGCTGGCGGCGGCGGTCCCGCACTCAATGCATCGCAGGCAGGCACGACCGGTGGCGCTGGCGGCGCTGGATTGGTGATCATCGAGGAATACGCATGACGAACTATGCGTATGTAACGAATGGCCGCGTGGCGGAAGTCATCACGCCAATTCTCGATGATGATGGCATCGAGATTCCGATCGAATCTCGATTCACTGCCGACTTTGCGGCGCAGCTTGCCCCCTGCGACGCGAGCGTTCTTCCCGGCATGCTGTACGACGGCAAGGCGTTCGCGTCTGGCGAGCCGTCTGCCGCTGAAGAATTGGCGGCGGCGCAGACCGCGAAAATCGCGGAGTTGTACGCCAACTATCAGGTTGCGGCGCAACTGTCGGTCAGCTACAAGACCGTAGCCGGCGTGCCTCAGACATTCCAGGCGGATTCCGCGAGCCAGAACACGCTACTCATCGCGGCAACAGGATATGGCTTTGCTGGCGCGACGCCGGCTGGCTTCTACTGGGTCGCGCTCGACAACACACAGGTACCGTTCACGCTCGATGACCTGAAAGGCTTGTATGGAGTGATGCTCGCGCAAGGCAATGTCGCGTTCAACAAACTTCAGACGCTTAAGGCGTCAGTGCGCTCCGCATCAACTTCGGCCGATGTACAGGCTGTTGCGTGGACCTGATTGGTCGCGAAGACCGGGATAGACGTACCGCCTGATCGTTGCTCGGCGCTTTCCATGATGGCCCGCTCGCGGAGCGGATAGTGCCGACAAAACTCGCCATCCTCGTAATAGTCCCAACCGACAATCTCTTTCAGCATCGTGCCTTGCCCCATTTTTAAAATGGTCGCATGGTAACACAATCGTATGACGAACTCTGTAGCCGCCTCCGGGCGGCTTTTTCTTTGGGCGATCGATGGATTTCAACATTCTCAACGGCTGGCTGATTCTCTTTGCGACGGGTTGCAGCGCCGTCATTTGGTGGCTGTATCGCTCGCTCCACGCCAAGGTCGAGTCGAACGCACTCGCATCGACCGATCGCGCGGAAAAGGCGGAAAAGGCGCTTGCCGACTTCAAACTCCATTGCGCCGAAACCTACGTCACGGCGAACAACTTCGAGCGCGCGTTGCAAGGTCTGACCGAGACATTCAAGGCGGTCTTTGCGAAGTTGGATCGGATCGAGGACAAGCTAGACGGCAAGGCTGACAAATGACGATCGTCATCACGCCCGCCCTGCTCGAAAACGCATGCCAGTCGATGACGGTCAATGCCGCGAAATTCGCCGCCCCGCTGACTGCTGCATGCGAGCGCTACTCGATCAACACGCCGCAACGCCTCGCGGCCTTCCTCGCGCAGATCGGTCATGAATCCGG